AGTGAGCTAGAAGGTGATTATATAACTGGTGTTGCACTAGCAGGTCGTGTTCCGTGTAAAGTAATTGGAACGGTTGCTAAAGGCGACATACTTGTATCAAGTGCAATTCCAGGGTATGCAATGGTAGATAATAATCCATCATACGGTACTATAATTGGTAAGGCAGTAGCATCTAAAGACGACAGTGAAAGAGGGTTTGTTGAAGTATTGGTAGGCAAATCATAATTACGATAAATACATAAAATAGGATTACATCAAAAATGGCAAATAAATTTCCTTTAGTTTATGATACAACTGGTAAAAGTTTACAGGAACTAAGTACCACGGACAACTTAGACTTAACTGGCAGTAGTATAGTAAATGCAGTTAATATGACTGCAACAGGATCAGTAAGTGCTGGTAGTGTTGTAGCAGGATCATTAACAGTTGGAGGACAGGCACTAGGAACAGTAGCTACGTCAAATAACTATAATGACTTAACTAATAGACCTGCTTTATTCAGCGGTGATTACAATGACTTGACAAATTTGCCAAGCAGTGTTTCGAGTAACTGGGCAGACATTACTGGTAAGCCAGTAATAGCAACTAGTTTAAGTCAGCTAACAAATGATACAAATTTTGTTACTAATGCACAGATTAATATTATACCAGGACAAGTTACTGGATTAGCAACAATTGCTACTACAGGAGCATTTAGCGATTTAACTGGTGTACCAAACTATGTTACTAATGAACAAATTAACGGCGGAACATTAACTGTTGAAGTTAGCAACACTGGTGATTTGCAAGGTAGTGTGTTTGCTGATGACAGTTCATTGATGCTGGATCATTTAAATAACAGATTATTTTCTAATAAAGTAAACACCGACATACTTACAGTTAATGGGATTTTATCAACTGACGATTTATCTATTAATGCTGAAACACAGTTATCTATACAAACAGACACATATATAGCTATACAGTCAACTAGTTTTAATTTACTTAACACAGTATCAGGTACAACTATATACGATGTAGACGAATTACGTTTTCAAGGAGATGTTAACTTTGGGTTAGCAACTGTTACAGGATTAACACTTAATCAAGTTACAGGTGATTTAACTGGTAGTGTGTTTGCTGACGATAGTTCAGTTATTGTTGACGGTATAAACAGATCTGTAACTGCAGATAAAGTTAATACTAATGAATTGAATTCAGTATTAATAAAAGGTAACTTACAAAATAGCGTACCTGGACAGGTAGTATCAATAACCGGTGATGCAGGAATTACGCTGTTGCCAGCAGGCCCGTTAAATGTACCAAATGCAACTAGTATACAACTAGCAGGCACACAAGGTATTACGATTTCGGCTACTAACGATTTAGCACTTAGTACTAGTTCAGGAAATATTACATTCTCAGGACCAGTTGACTTTACCGCATCAACAGTTACAGGACTTAGTGTTGAAGGTAACTTTGTTGGTAGTGTTTTCGGCGATGATAGTACACCATTAGTTGATGGCATCAATAATAAAATTACAGGTAAGATTGACTCAACTGAAGCAATAGTTAATCAAGGTAACTATAGTCTTACAGTTAATTCAACTGGTGCAAAATTACAAAGAACCAGTGGAGCAGGTGGAGGACTTGTAGTAACTAATGCTAGTGGTGTAGTATTAGGAGGCGAAGCACCTGTTGAAATATCAACAGCAGGTGATGCTATTGTAATTGGTAACGGAAGTTCAGGCAACATTACAATAGGTAATGGTACCAATACTATTACAGTTACAAATAGTACAACATTAGACTTATCGGACTTAACTAGCATTTCATTTAGTAATTCAACAATTTCAGGATTACTAAGTCCTAGTATTTCTTATACACCAGATGATAATACTGACTGGGAGGGAACTCCGCCCGATAATGTACAAGACGCTATCGATAGACTAGTTGCATGGATAACAAACTTTAAAAACAATGATAGTACAGATCCTAACAGACCTGCACCATAACGGAGACATAAATGGCCATTGAATATATTAATACAGGAACAATAGCAAACGACGGCACAGGCGATGCACTTCGTGAGGCTTTTATTAAAGTAAATGATAACTTTGAAGAACTTGACTTACGAGTAATTGAAACAACACAATTTGAAAATGTTGGGTCAGTTGGACAAGGAGTTTTTGCCGGGAAAGATGATAATACTGCACAATTTAAAAAATTAATAGCAGGTACAAATGTTACATTAACTCCAACAGCAACTACACTAACATTAGATGTTGACAATGCTCTTGAACAACTTCTAATGATAAGTGATAATGGTAGCTTAACTGTAGCACCGGGGCAAAGTGTAAACTTTAATGGTGGTAACGGATTAACCACATCAATTGCTTCACAAACACTTACTATAGATCTTGATACAAGTAATATTGTTTCAAGAGATAGTAGCCCAACACTAACTGCTAATTTAAATGCTAATGGCAATGATATTACTAATGCTGGTACAATTACTGCTAACACTGTTTCAGGTGCATTTCAAGGTCTAGTTTATGGATTTGACATAAGAGAATTTGGACCGTACCTTTCAGGATTTGATTTTGGCGGAGTGCGTAATACTTACGGAAGCGCACTTGATTTTATTGTTAGAAATACAGATATTGATTTAGGACCAATTGATCCTGAAAGAACTGATTTAACAATTGACTTAGGCTTCTTACCATCTGTATAACTAATACGATAAATATGTTATAGAAGGAATGATCTATGGCATTATGGACAACTGGTACAAATAAACTACTTGCTACTGTTACAGAAGAACAGACGATTTCACTATCTCTGCCAGTAACAGCAGGCTCAACTATCTCATTAATTAGTGGCACATTGCCACCTGGCGTTAAGATAAATGATATAACACTTATCGGTACACCAAGAGAGGTATCTCGTGTAACTGATTTTAGATTTGTGTTAAGAGCATCTCTAAATAATCAAATTGACGATAGGACATTTACTATAAAAGTTGAAGGTCCTGATACACCAACATGGTCTACACCAGCAGGTGAACTTCCAATTGGTAATAATGATACCTATTACATTTTAGACAGTAGCCCAATAGACTTCCAATTAATAGCAACCGATGACGATACACAAGCAGGACAATCTCTTACATACTTTATGAAAGAAGGTGACGGAGTATTGCCGCCAGGCACTACACTTACTACTGATGGCAGAATTATAGGCATTGTTGATCCGTTACTTGCAATAGAACGTGGAGAGATTTATGCAAGTGGATACTATGATACAAGCCCTTATGATTTACAATCAGGTGGATACGATTTTGGGATTAGAAGTTCAAACGGATTTGATAGCTTCTTTTATGATACAACTGTTTGGGACTTTAGTTATACTGAAAAGGCTCCAAACAAATTAAACAGATATTACCAATTTACAGTAAATGTTACAGACGGTGATATTGTTGCACGAAGAACATTTAAAATATTTGTAGTCGGCGATGATTTCTTCCGTGCTGATAATACTGTTTTACAAGTAGGTAGTGGAACATTTACAGCTGACAATACTAATTTAAGAACTCCAATATGGATAACTCCAGGCAACTTAGGTATCAAACGTGCTAACAATTATATTACACTACAGTTAGATATTATTGATACTAACACACAAGTTGGATTTGTAAATTATAGTCTTGAAGATACTAATCCTGGCACATATCGATTAAAAGCAACAGGCGAAATTATTTACAATGGAAAATACGAAGTTAGTGGTACACTACCTAAGTTTGTAGATAGTGGACGTGGGCCTGATAGCTTTATTGGTATTGTTCCATCTCCAGTACAGCCTAGTGAATGGGAAGTACTAGTTCCAGAAACAGTAAGTACTTTACCAAAAGGTTTAGAACTTGATACGTCAAATGGTGAAATTGCTGGACGAGTACCATATCAAGCAGAAGTAACAATTGATTATAAATTTACAATAAAGGCAACACGTTTTACACCAGATGAACCTGATATTAATGTTAGTACTGTTAAAGTATTTAATATTAAGTTACTAGGTGAAATTAATTCTGAAACTACATGGACAACGCTTCCAGACTTAGGCACGCTTAATTCAAATTCGATTAGTGTTTTACGTGTTGAAGCAAATACTACAGTTCCAAACGCACAAGTGTTATATAGTTTAAAATCAGGCAAGTTACCTCCAGGGTTAGAACTAACATACGACGGAGAAATTGTTGGCAGAGTTAACGCTTATGGTCAAAATGTTTACAAAAGTTTATGGAGAGGTTCTCGTGAATATACCGCAGGAGATATTGTAAGAGTTGACGATACTTATTACAAAACTGCTAGTAATCATACTAGTAGTTCAAGTGGAATATTTGCAAATGATGTAGCATACTGGATTGAATTTAATTATACTCGCTTAGGACTAACAACTATTGACAGTGATTCAACATCATTAGATTTACCCCAAACAACTATTGATAGACAATATAACTTTATTATTAATGCTGAGGATCAATACAAATATAGTATTGCAGAACAACAATTTAGTATCACAGTAACAGATCCAGAAGTTATAAAATATAGTAATATCTATCTTAAGCCTTTCCTTAACGAAACAACAAGACGTACATTTAACGATTTCCTATCTGACCCAGAAGTTTTCATTACAGAAAATATTTACAGACCTGGAGATCCAAACTTTGGCATACAAACAGATATTAAAATACCATTGTATTACGGAATTGAATCTCGCAGTCTTGCTGAGTTTACAAGTAAAATGGCAACTAACCATAAAAGAAAACAATATAAGATTGGTGAATTAAAAACAGCTCAGGCTAAAAAAGAAGGTACTAATACTACTTTATATGAAGTAATTTATGTACAAGTTATAGATTCGCAAGATGTCTCAGTTGGACGGACACGTAAGTCGTTTAATATAAAGACTAATCAAAAAATTACAGTTGATAGCGTAAACTACGATGCAAAGGATATGTTCTACGATTATGATACTAAGCCATCATTTACTATACTAACACGTAGTGGCCCGTTATCGGTGCAACTAGGCGAAGACTTTAGTGTAGTTACTCGAGGTGACGGAACATATAATTTAAATTGGACATTAGGTATAGAAGTAGATGGTAGAACTGAAGACAATCTTTTAAAAATAATAGAAGGACTCGGTAATACGTATCAAAGACGTCCTGACTTTGAAAACACAATAAAAGTAGATAGTGATGCAATATCAGTATCACAAAATAATGATAGTTTAAGATACATTAGCAACTTAAACAATATGAGGGACAACATAAGATCAGTAGGACAAACAAACAGATCATTTGTTCCGTTATGGATGCGTAGTCAACAAGAAGGAAGTGTAAATGAATTAGGTTACACACCTGCTTTAGTACTATGTTACTGTAAGCCAGGCAAGTCTGCATTGATTAAAGCTGCAATTGAAGCAAATGGCTTTGACTTTAAAATATTCAACTTAGATGTTGATAGATATATAATTGATAGTACAGATATAAGTAGCCAAGATAGTTACTTAGTATTCCAAAACTATCGATTCAATACGTAACCCTGATAAATAAGTGTAGGAGAACACACTATGGCAACTAGCGACAATATTACACCAGAAAACATTGATGAAACATACCCAATTGCAGGTCAGGATAATGACTCGCAAGGATTTCGTGATAACTTTGCGACAATACAATCAAGTTTAAGTGCATCAAAGACAGCAATAAAAGACATTGAAGCAAAAGGTATATTTAAAACTGCACTTGCTGACGGATCATTAGATAATGACTTGCAAGGTAATACTATTACTAATGGAGTACTAAAAGGTGTAGCATCGGAACATTTTAATACAGGTAACATTATACAAAATGCTGAAGCTAACATATTATGGACTACAGCAGAATATCATGATATTACAATGGCAAATCCAAGTTCAGTACGTTTGAGCTTAGGCGGCTGGCCTGTAGCAGGAACTTATGGTAGAATGCGTCTTGCTATTAGAAGTAATAATGGTTCAGAAAGAACTATAACTTTTGAAGCAGCTAATGCTGGAACACTCCGAGTAAACTCAACAAACTGGACAAGTGCGTTAAGTGGCGGCGACTTTACAGTCACTAGTGCAACAAGTCCTAAAATTGTAGATGTATGGACTGTTGATGGCGGTATTACAGTGTTTATGGAATACGCCGGAGAGTACACTATTTTATCGTAATGTTTAATCCATTAGTAGATAATTTTAATCAACTAAATGATAGCGAAGTAGAAGATAAACTTACTGAGCTGGCACGAAAATATTGGATGACACGAAATCCTGAAGTTCAACAGCAAATAACAGTCTTGATGGACATGTATAAAATTGAACTTACAACACGCAGAGCTATTCAGCAACAAAAACAAAAAGATCAAGATAACGGCGAAAATTCTCTTGACAATCTGATAAACATCAGTTAAAATACAAGTATGCTTATGAAAACTGACTCTCTCGGTATCCCGCGATTTACAAATAAAGACTTAGTTGATATGATCTATTCAGGTCATGTTGACAAGTGTCATGTAGTGTTGTGCGATGCAGACGATGATGTAGATAAATTTAACAAGGCTTGTGAAGAGCAAGGCTTTGATAAACTACAAAAATATATTCCATTAGATGTAGATCAACAAACTTTTGACGGTGTATGTCAAAGTGAATGGTTTATGCCTGATGAATACAAAGACATCAATGTATATGAATATGTACTAGGCAAAGCAAAAACACCCTGCCCACAACACGTACAAGATCGTATATGGGAAGAAATGGAAGCATATGGCGAACGTGATATGCATAATCTATTA